CTTCCCTGGTCTTAAAACCAAGTTTTGAGTTTGTGGTTATCTGATCTATAATCTGCGATGGTGTGCCACTGTAAATAGTGCCACCCTCATCTTTATCCATAATGTAGCTTTTCATATATGTAACATAGGTTTTCAGTGCCTAAAGGTCAAGAATTTTTTTTATAAAATTTTTTTTGGGTGCCGTTTTAAAAACATTGGGGGCTGTTTGAGGGAAACCGAGTGCGTTGCACTACTATAACGCAAAACAAAAAAAAGGGGGCGTATATGGTACACCCCCACCGATTTTATATGTAATTAAAAATTATCTGTTATAAGTACTTTTTAATTGTTTAACTATGTTATGAATTTGAGAAACTGTGTCTTGATATTCTTCTGCAATTAGATTTCTTCCATTGTAAGAATCTAATTCAAATTCACCATCAAGTATTGGATTCATAACAAACTTTAAATGAAAAGTTTTATTATTTAATTTAACTTTTTTATTATTGATTTTTATTCTTCTATTCACGTTTGACTCCTTTTGTTTGTTTGTGAAAGTATTCAAGACTAGTTACCTAGTCTTGAAATTCTGTTGTTAAACCACGTCTTTAAAGACTCTGCCAAGTTTGTAAATGGATGTGAGTCTGCATTGTTATTAATAACAATTTCACCTTGCGACTCCTTTTCCACTTCTAAGGGAATCTTATAACCATTTAAATCATATGCTCCATTTGATGTGCCATTTAAATGACCATAGTACTCTTGATTAAGACATATGACTAAACTACAATCACCTAGTTTACGTCTTATAGTGTTAATAGTTCTTCTTACAGACCTTGCATCGTTAATGCCTACAGTATCCATAATTTCCCTTGTAGTTGCTCCATTTTCACTTTGTATCATATCAAACACTTGATATAATTTTGTGTTTCTTGGCATGGTATTTGTTAAAGTATCCATGTATTTAACACCTTTATTCAAGACTTGGATTCTGTGGTTAATAGTATAATCAAACATATTAACAAGAAACATAATCCAATTCTTTAACTTCGTAGTATTTACTGTTCCTTGATGTTGTCTAAACTCTATTGTTCCACGTTGATTCCTAACATCAATATTTCTTAAATTGATTGCAAAGAACTTGCCTTGAATTACATCTTTTAATTCGTTGTAATTTTGGGAGTCTTCTATTCTATTTAAGAAACCATCAATTGGACTCGCATATCTTGAATTCCTACGACTAGGGGCAAGAAAGCTTGATATAAAGTCTTGATATTGTGCATACCTATAAACAACGTCTTTGATAACTTCAAATTGAAACATATCATTTGAATCTTGAAAATATGAATCATCATTTTTGAAAGACCTAATAGAACGTCTATTAAATTCTTCACTATCCATTGTTATTGGTTTAACTCCAATATGAACATGATGACCACATTGACGAGTTATTCTCCCACCATTGGCAATAATCAAGTCATTAACTTGGCTTGAATACTCCCATGTAGATTCTGCCTTTGAACTTAATGGTGGGAAGATAACTTCACATCCACTAGGTAAACTTGCATCATGTTTAACTTTAATAAAGTTTAAGGTTGGATGGTTGGCGAATAGATTAGACCCATCATAAGTGGATAATCCATCAACCTCCCTTTCAAATCCTAATGCTACATCAATCATAAAAAATCTCCTATTTGTTAAAATGTTAATGTTTGCGAATCAATCCTAGCATTTTTAAGCGAACATCTCAAGCATTGAATACCTATATATGAAATTAATTTAAACAAATAAATTAAACGAATATTATATTGTTCGCTCAAAAGGAGCTAAAGACCAGGAGACGTGAACAGCATGACCTGGCACTCCGACTCCGAAAGTCCGAATCCGAGTCCGACAGTCCGATAGACCGAACAATAGTTCGCTAAAAGAGAACGCACGCCGGGCGACCAGGCTAAAGGCACGGCGTTTTCCCCGGGTAAACAGCCTCCGAGACCGAACAATGGTTCGCTCCAGGGAGCGGACGCAGTTCACGCCAGGCACCAAAGCGAACAATTATTCGGTTGAGGAGGAAGCCCGACCGAGAACAGAGGCAAAAAAAACCCACGCTAAACTAAAAGCGTGGGTCTTAGTCCGAACAATGTCCGATGTTATGTTATAATGAGCAAGAACCAAAAAGCCACCCACATCATTATAATTCCAATGGTATTAATTAAGAACATCCAAAACATCTTAAATATACCTTTCTTTTAATGCGTAACCATCATTATATAAAACACTTGCTAAAGTGTATACAAGATGGAAACCCATATCCATTCCACAACCACCAACACCAACTGCGTTAGTTTTGTCTTTGTATGCCCACTTGAGGACTTTGGCGACATGATAAGAAAGCCATCTTACTTCATTATTTTGGATTGAGTGGCAACTTATATGCCTATACATTCCACTTCTTGAAACTTGTCTGATCACAAGCCAAACTGTAGAACCTTTTGGAAAATGTTTTTTTAATAGTTCTGTTGAGTATTCAACAGTATTTATATTTAACTCTGTCATAAAGACTCCTTTTGTTTTGTTTGTATATATATTATATGGTATTCATTGCCTACTTGTCAAGGAACAATAAAACTTTTTTTTGCATCAGCTTGTCCTGGTGCTGATCGTCCAGAGCGAACAATAGTTCGCCAAACAATTGTTCGTTTTGTCTTCCCAGGTAGAGAAGCGTGCTGATGTCAGCATGAGGCGGAAGCTAAAACGAACAATAGTTCACTCCGAAGTCCGAGCTCGGCGAGCCTGTACGATAAAGCGAACAATAGTTCGGTTTGAGCCCGGAGAATCCCGAGCCCGGTAAATAAAGCGAACAATTATTCGCTGTCAGCTTGCGTCCAGTCCGACACCGAACAACGAACAAAAAAGCACGGCAGAAGCCAGTCCGAAGAAGCAGGCACACCGAACAATGTCCGAAAATCCGAGTCCGAAGTCCGAATCCGAAGTCCGATCCTGGAAGCCCGACCCGGGCGTAAGACCGAACACGCCAAGTGTTTATGCTATTTTGCGGGTATTACGCTATCATGCTCTATCTCCAATGGGTCGTTATGGGTCTTTGTGGCTACTTTCATGCGTTTCTGTGCTATGTCTTGGAATTCCTGCAGTTTCGCCAATATTTCTTCCCTTGTCATACTGTCTGTTCGTTCATGTAGCACATGAGCCTTATTAACAAGCAATCCAGTTGCCTTCAATCTCAGTTCTTCAGCTCTGATAGCATCGCCATATTTCTCTCTTTCTATGGCTAAATCTCTTATCTTTTTAAGATCACGCAATGACTTCTCAAGCGTTACACCGAACCTTGACCTTGCCTCTTCTTGCATCTCTTGATAACGCTCTTGAACCACTGGGTTACGCAACAAGCGAACAGCATCAACTCCAGGATTTGCATAACCAGCTTTCCGTGCTGCAGATGTCTGTGTCATGTCTTTGTGCATAAAGTTATCAAGAAAAGCTTGTTGTTTATCTGTCAATCTTTTCTGACCAGCAAGCCTTTGTTCTCTTGATAAATCTTCTCCTACTTTGGGCATAAGTTCTCCTTTTTTGCTATCAGTAAATATAGGGTATGGGGTGGGTTACTTACCACCCCCCTATACCCCCTTATAGGGGGGAAGTTCGGTAAGTTGGTAAGTGCCAATAAAAACAATGACTTACAAGCCAATATCAACTTACCATGACAAGATGTAAGTAAAAAAAGTAAATCAAATTTACTTAATGATTTCAACAACTTACAACTTACCATGCGAATCCACTTACCAGTAAGTTGGTAAGTGGTAAGTAAATTACTCATAAATCACCAAAACTTTTGGGTTAGATGTTCGCTTAAACCAAGAACCTTTTATGGTGTTTTCAAAGCCTAATTTTCTCATCATATGTATATTCATAAACCCACAATAATGACAATCATCATCACCAAAACCAGCCTTTTTTGTGCAGTTAAGTTTATGCTCAACTTCCAAATCACATTTTTGAGCTATACCTTTCTCAACTGCACAACCAAGACAGATGGTTTTATTATTTAATACAAGTTCTCTACTTGGCAAAATCATAGCATTACAACTTGTGCAACGAGTTTTAACTTGCTTTGTACCTTGGAAATCCATCTTCATCTTCCTCATATCTTATAATCTGACCAACGTCAAAGTTGCTATACAATGGTATGTTATCAAGCACACCTGTGCCATTTGAGGCATTACCCTCTGAAATCTTAACCCACATGGCCTCTGACGCAAGATTAAGTTTTCTACCCTTGTCATTAACAGGAAATCTAACTTTGGTGTACCCATCTGCAATATGTTCTCCATCACTTGCAAAAGTCCACCCTTTGGGTATGTGCATGACATTTTTCTGCTCAAATTTTAAAGCTTTTCTTCTTTCTTTTTTATCCATTAACTACCTACCTTTCTTGCTAGATTAATATTTAAGTCTTGATACATATGAGCCTCTTCTGAAGCACGACTTAAAAATTTGGTATCAAGTGCAAAATCCTTATACCCCTCATGTATAGAGCTATAATAAGCATCTGAGGGCATACCAATGCCTTTCCTACGCATATAGTAAAGCATAACTTTCTGACCTTTAAAACCGGGTACATCAATTTTAAGACGCATCTTCTTATAAAGGTAAGGATAACCCTCAAACCTATCTAAAGACTTTTCACACTCTTTAGTAATCTTCCATAAGCCAATAGGCACTTTTGCATTCTTGTCTTTAACAATGTCTGCAACACCATTAAACACAAGCCTATACCCAATTAAATTGAAACCAAGTATAGGCTTTGCTTTTGGGCAACGTACTTCCATTGAACTCATATTAAGATTTGCACCATAAGCACCATATAACATTACACATTCTCCTTGGCATCACCACCATTAACAAACGAAAGAACTTCATCCCAATCATTTGTATTTAGGATAGTGTCACCCTCTCCATAAGCCTCTTCCCAAATGATTGAATACTTATTCTCAAATCCCTCTGCATCACGAGTCGCATCATCACACACAAAGATTTGTAAACCATTAATGCCAAAACTAGGGCATACATCATTATGGTAAGATAAAGACACCCACTCTTCTGGAATATCCACATCTAACTTAATATCAGGATGTGTATACTTAGGATTGCGAGCATCATTCTCAATACTGTTTTTTAAATTATTCATTACTCTGCCCCCTCTAAAAAACAAGCACCTAGAACATTCAACTCTTGGACAATGCCAAGACCATAGTCATAGCCTTGTTTGTAATGATGACATCTTTTATCATCATCTTTGTTACCATGTACTACGGCATCAAATATGCCACTCTTGTATGAATCTAAGTCTTTAGATGTAAGCACATCGACTTTTATCAATTTGTTATAAGTTTTAACATTCATTAAGCTACCCTCTTTTCTACAAAATTAATTACTGCATCTAAGTTATCTGCATTAAGCAGTAATGAGAACTTAGACTTTGTTATATTCATATTATGAACTTCATAACCATTGCCATTTACATAAATAGCTAAATCTTTGGTGTGATAAACTTGCACATCACCAAATGAAGCATCAATCCAATTATTAGGAAACTTTATGTTTTCCATTACACAGACTCCTTATTGTTAAATAAATGTTGAGCATAAAAAGTTCTAATATCACTTATACTGTTGTAAAGCTTAAAGATATGTTCATGCTTTTGTGAATTAGGATTAGTATTTGCAAGTTGACTATCAAGCCAACTTTCCATTTTACCAAGCTTAACATCTTCTGCTTTTTCTGAACACTCAAGTAATGTATCAAGTTGTTGCTCATCTTTACTAGCACACCACTCATCAAATGATTTGCTAAAATGATCATTGGTTTCTATGCAATAGATTTCATACTTGGCAAACAGCAAACCTTTTTTGCCAAAATTTTCTTCAACGCATTTTAACAACGCATCTACGTTGTCAAACTCTGTTGTTACAAATTTGCCATTGTCATCAAATGATGGCCAAACGCACTCTTGTACTGCTTCTTCAAATTTATTTGTCATAACAAAACTCCTTTGTTTAAAATGTTATATATTATAGATAGGCATTCATATCCTATATGTCAACATTATAAATCAAATAATTTTAATTGTGGTTTAACATTTGTTATTCTTGCTTTGGCAATTTCGTAATACTCCTCTTCTTTTTCTATTCCTATAAAGCTAAAATCTTCTTCTCTTGCACCCATACCTGTTGAACCACTACCCATAAACGGATCAAGCACCAAGCCTCCTTTCGGCGTTACTAAGCGAATAAGGTATCGCATCAGCTCAACTGGTTTAACTGTAGGGTGAGTATTGTTCGCTCCTGCGTTACGCTCTGCCTGGTTAGTTTTTGCCGTGTAAAAGTATTTCGAGCTATCATCAGGAAACACATCTTCAACCACATGGGTATCATCGTGCATCACATTTGATGGGAAACGACCTCTGTCATTAAATTCTTGTTCGCTCATGCCCGGGTCATCAGCTGACTGACGAACATTAGTTACGTTTTCGTTACCTCCTCGAAAAAAGTTATACGCTTGTTTATCAGTCCTATCAGGACGAACAATGTTATCATCAGGTTTACACCGAATCCGACACTCATCAATGTTAATTGCACCAGTCCGATGTTTCATCACATTGTCCGACACCGATTTCTCCGACAAAGGCTTTCTTGCTAACACCATTGGTTCATGTGCAGGTTTGAGTGCTGTACCCCACCCCTCCCATTCGCTATTGCCTTTGGTTATGTCGATTGACTTTCTACTAGCACCTACACCCACTCCTAATTTATCTAACCCATGTATTTCTTTTGTATTTTTTCCCAAATCTCTAAAATCTTTTTCGTTTTCTGATACACCAACAACCTCTCTCTCATTCCCTTGCAACTTATCCACTGCCTTACCTATGTTGTGCGACTTGGGAAAACCACTGCCATAAAGCCACATTAATTGGTCACGGATCTCAAAACCAGCGTCTTCTATTGGTATAGCTCCCCTGTGATAAGTACGAGAGCCAAAGAATGA